CACGACAGCTACCCGCCACCTCCTCGGCTCCCTCGGAACCGACGGAGCAGGCTCCCACACCGCCTACTGCGCGTGCGGATGGACGAGTGCCCCGCACCCCACGCCCACCGGTGCCCATCGCGACGCCGACGACCACCAGGCCGAGGTCGACGCGTTCGCCCGGGCCCTCGCCTACTCCGACTCCGTCGGCCTCTCCGACGGCACCGACCGCCCCGCCACGACCGCCGCCGAGGCCTCGTCGTGAGCCTCACCATCCGCCAACGCAAGGTCGCCGCGATGGCCCTCGCGATGGTCGACGTTGACACCCTCAACGACAACCTCCGCTCCGTCGAGCAGGACGAGACGACCGGCGTCGAGGTCGACGAGATCGCCGCCCTCCTCGCCGACGACGAGACCGAGCCGTGCGCCGATTGTGGAGTCCTGATCGCGTGGGACGAGGCCGCGCAGACCTACCGGCACCCCGCCCCGTTCTCGTGCCACCTCGCGACGTCCTCCGGATGGCTCCCGACGTGAACGGGGTCGACTACGGCCAACTGATCGACGACCTCGCCGAGGCCGGGTACTCCCCGATCGACACGATCGAGGCCCCGACCGTCGACTACTTCGCCGCCCGCGGATGGGACGCCGTCCGGCACAACGGGGACACCCTCTCGTTCGTCCGGTTCTCCGAGGAGGGATCGAAGATCCTCACGACCACGCCCTCCGGAGCGATCGCGTCGGAGGCCTCGTTCTCCGCCGACACGATCGGCCTCCGCATGTTCGCAGCGGCCGCCGCGTTCGTCCCATGATCCCCCGGACCTACCACGTCGACGACGAGACCGGAGACGTCCCGATCGTGACCCTCCTCGACGCGATGCCCGAGAACGGCTCCGCCGTCGTCATCGGCGACGAGAGCGGCTCCGGCTCGCTCTGGCTCGAGTGGGCCCACCACGGCGCGGTCCAGATCCAATGAACGCCCGCGGGCCCCTCGTGCCCCTCCCCGGCCTCGAGGGACCCGCCGGCCACCAGCTATCGCTCCCGTTCACCTACACGAAAGGCCCCACCGATGCCCCTACCCACGATCGATCGAGAGATCGCCGAGATCGCCGCGAGGCACCTCGGAATCGACCATCTCACCGAGCAGGGATCCGACGCCCTCGACCACCACGAGGTCCCCGTGTGGGACCTCCGAGCAGCCCTAGCCGAGGCCTACGCCGCCGGCGTCCGCTCCGTTCACTCCGAGGCCTCCTCGTGACCTGGCGCGAGCGCCGCGCCCGCCGGGCCCGAGCGAAGGCCACGATCGCCGCGATCCGCACCGCCGAGGCCGAGGGACTCGAGACGATCACACCCGGAGACCTCCGCGTGATCTCCCTCGCCCTCGAGGACCGCGAGGCCAAGTACCCCGCGCAGCCCGCCGGCATCGCCGCCGCCCGCGTCCGCGCCAAGATCGCCCGGAACATGATCCGATGAGCGCCCTCACGCCCGCCGAGCGCGCCCGGCTCTACCGGCAACGTCAACGAGGAGGACCGGCGCGCACCCTCTCCGACGACCCGCTCGCCCGCGCCAAACGCCGCCTACGCCGAGGAGCGAAGGTCGCCGACCTCGACCCGGCCGAGGCCGAGGCCCTCCGCGCCTACCAGCGCGAGCAGGCCCGCAAACGGAGGACCGCGTGAGTCTCGTCGAGCACGTCCCCGCGACGACCCGAGTAGCGTTCGCCGCCGTCGAGCACGGAGGAACCGGCCGGTTCGACCTCGTCGTCCACCGGCCGAGCGGCTCGACCGTCCTCGTCCGGCCAACCCTCAGCCGATACCAAGCCGAGACCGCCGCGACAGCGATCAACGAAGCCCTCGCCGAGTGGATCGCCGCCGGCGCTCTCACCATCCCGGAGGACCAATGAACGTCGAGCCCGAGCTTCGGATCCTCTGCCCGACACCGCTCCGCCGGTTCTCCGCGTTCTACGTCGTCGAGCAGCGCCGCGTCATCGCCGCCCGGAACCCTTCACGCGCGGTCGCCGCCGCCGGCCGAATCGCCGCCTACCTCGCGCGGAGCGCCGCCCGCGACGACGGACACGACCCGGCCGGAGCGCGCGTCATGCTCGAGGTTCAGCAGGACCAGCCGAACCACCGGCTCGCCGTGCGCGCCACCATCGAAACCCACGAACCGAGGACCACATGACCACGATGCCCGCACGCCGGAAACGCCGTCCGACCCTCAAGCACGAGGCCAACGGGAAGGAGATCGTCGACACGCACCGGCTCCACCCCGTAGACCACCTCGAGCTCGCCGCGCAATGCAACCTCGGCAGCGACGCCGAGCGGTACCACCTCGCCGCCGCGACCGCGGAGGCCCTGGCAGCGATCGCCGACTCCCTCGACGACCCGAGGAGGACCTCGTGAGGACCTCGACGATCGTCCGGCTCGTCGAGGGAGCTCAGGCCGGCTCCCTCGTCCTGACCCGCTCCGAGGCCGTCGAGCTCTTCGCCGAGCTCACCCCGCGCGCCGCCGTCATCATCGCCGGGAACGTCGTCGAGATCCGCTCGATCCCCTGGCACGTCCTCCCCGACGATCCCGCGGACCTCCTCGAGCTCGACCCGTGGCGCGCCCAACTCCACGCGAGCCTCGTCGAGGGACTGATCAACCCCGACGACCACCGGCACCTCCTCGAGCGGCCCCCGTTCTACGACCAGGACTCGCCCGATGCGTGACCCGCTCCGGCACCGCTCCCCCGAGCTCGTGCGCGCCATCCTCGACGCGATCTACGCCGACGACCACACCGAGCCCGTCCCGTGGACCGACGCCGTCGACGCGTTCACCTCCGACGCCCACAACTGGCGCACCGTCGAAAACACCCTCTACGACCTCTGCCAAGTCGGCGCGCTCCACCGCGTCGGCAAACCAGCGAACCGAGGCACCCGCGACACACGCGCCCTCCACCCGACCCTCCTCGGCCACCACTGGCGCGAGCAAACCATCCACCCACTACCCGAACGGACCACCCAGCCATGATCCACCCGCACTCCGTCTACCGGCTCGCGTCACACATCGTCCAGGCCACCCTCGAGAGCCTGATCGACGAGGACGACGTCCGCGAGCCCAGCGACGCCGCCAAACGCGAAGCCCTGATCGACCTCGCCGGCCGATACGACCTCGACGTCGAGGACGTCGCCACCCTCTACCGAATCGCCGCCGGCGAAGGCGTCGAGCTCACCCTGCAGGCCCAACGATGACCGCCCGCCACCCCGAGCTCCGGAACTTCCTCGGCTCGTTCCACGGCCAGCAGGTCCGCGCGTTCCTCACCACCGGCCAGGACACGACCGGAATCCTCAACACCACCACCTGGAGCGCCGACGGCCCCACCGCCCTCTACCTCGTCTCCACCGAAGACCCCGAGCTCGCCGCCGTCCTGATCCCCTGGCATGCCGTCGCCGCGATCGGGAAGATCCTCCCCAACGACCACCCACGGCCACGCGCTCGAGGAGACGAACCCGCGTACGCCGAGCACCTCCCACCGATCCCGCCGGCCCCCCTCACACCCGAGCAGGCCGACGAGGTCATCGACGCCCTCCGAGCCGAGAACACCCCTCCCGAGCAGGCCCCACCGTGACGAGTACCGTCGTCGACGTGGTCTCCACCCACAACGGGTACACCTCGCTGCCCGTCCTCATCGTGACCGGCCTCCTCCTCGCCGTCTCCCTCGCCGCCGCGATCGCCGTCGCCCACCGCAGCAACCGCCACCGCCGACCCGTCGACAAGTAGCGTCACCCGGCGTGACCGTCGCCGTCGTCGACTACACCGGGATCGGGATCCTCGTCGCCGCGTGCGGGACCGCCCTCGCATCAGTGATCGGCGCGCTCGCCGCGCTCCTCGCCGCCCACCGAGCCGGCCACATCGAGCGCGAGGTCCGCACCATGAACGAGCTCAGCCTCGGCCAACTCGGCAACGCCCAAGAGACCCGACGCGTCGAGGCGATCGACCCAGGCGATCGCACCGCCCAAGAGACCCGGCACCTCGACACCGACTGACCCGGCCGGCGCGCCCTCATCTCCGGTAGCAAAACCGGAAGAGCAGCAGCACGAGCAGCCCGGCCAACGCCCCCGCCGGCCCGCCACACTTCACGCCGGCACCGGCTCGAGCTCAGGCAGACCGAGGACCACCACCACGTCCACGAGCTCCACCGCCCGCCCCGTCTCCCGCTCCACCAGCACGCCGGCGCGCTCGACCACCGGGACCACCACAGCCCCGCCGTCAACCGTGACCACAGCCACCGGAAGCGCAACATCACGCATACCCACAGCGTAACGAAACACTGTGGATAAGACCAGCACACCTTCCGCCCGAGGGGTCCGAGTGGGAGCGGCTCACGGCCCCGGTGCTCCCCTCTCCGACCGGGGAGCATACCGAGGACGTCAAGGACTCCGCAAGCCCCACCCCCTCGACCCCTCGCCCCTTGTGGACAACACCAACCACCAACACCACCAGCCCGAGATCTACCATCACGCCGATGCCCAACGTCCCGCCCTCACCATGCGGCACACCCGGGTGCCCCCACCTCCGCCCCTGCCCCACCCACCCAACACCCACACCGTGGGCAGGATCCCGCGACCGCCGACGACAGACGACCAGGCTCAGCGGCTCAGCCGAGCAGAAACGCAACCGCCGGGTCATGCGACGCGCACGCGGGATCTGTCACGTCTGCCACATGCCCGGGGCCGACGAGATCGACCACGTCATCCCCCTCGCCGAGGGAGGAACCGACGACGAGGACAACCTCGCCCCCATCCACGCCGCGCCATGCCACGAGCGCAAGACCGCGGCCGAGCGTGCTCGAGGCCGCGCCCGAGCTCGAGGAGACGGGGGTGGGGTACCACCGCGGCAGGGAGCGGCCCGGGGGTCAAGGGGGGCAGCGCGCGCGCCCGAGGACGGGTTTCCGATCCGATTCCCCGACAGATCCGGCTCGTTCGGTGGGTAGGAACAACGGCCGCCGCCGGCCGAGGCCCGGGAGGAACCGGAGCCGTCGAGCGATGGCCGAGGACCGCGCCCGGGCCGAGCTCGAGCGGACCGAGCGGCCGGCGCTCCCTCCTCGTGGTGGCCGACGTCGAGCCGGCCCGGCCGGTGGTCTCGTTCGGTGCGTCACGGGGAAGAGCGGGTTCAGCGAGGCCGAGGCGCGTCGCCGGCTCGAGGAGTACACGGCGCTGGCCGAGGGGAGCCGACGGACCGGACCGCGCCGCGTCTACCCTTGCGACAAGTGCGGGTCCTGGCACCTGACGCGGGAGGAGAAGCGGTAGCGATGGGAGCTCGAGGACCGGTGCCGATGCCGGACAACGTGCGGAGGATCCGCGGGACGAAGCCTCTCCGCGATGCCGAGACCGGCGAGAAGGTCCGGCGGCTCGTCCTCCCGCCCGTCGCGCCGAAGCCTCCGGCCGGTCTCTCGCAGAAGGCCGCGGCGGAGTGGCGTCGAGTGGTTCCCGAGCTCGAGCGCGCCGGCGTGCTGGCGACGATCGACCGTGGGGTCCTGACCGCGTACGTCACCGCGTGGGGTCACATGCAGGAGGCCGAGGAGATCCTCAAGGTCGAGGGTTTGATCCGGGACACGAAGGACGGCGCGGCGCGGCATCCGGCGTGGATCGTCTATCGGGAGGCGAACCGGACGATGATCGCCGCCGCGCGCGAGCTCTACCTGACGCCGACGAGCCGGCTCCGGATCCCCGTCCCGCGAGGAGCGGCCGCCGATGACGGCTCCGGCGACGACCTGTTCGACTGAGGCCGAGGTCTGGCAGGCGATCGGCGATCACCTCGTCGAGCTCGTCGAGGCCGGCGAGGTCATCGCTACCGGATGGCTCGAGGAGAACGAGCCGTACCTCGTGACGCCGGTCCCCCACGGGCCCGACGTCGTCTACGACCCGACGCGAGTCGAGAAGGTCGTCCGGACCCTGGCGCAGTTCGAGCAGATCAAAGGCCGGTGGGCAGGCCGGCCGCTCCGGCTCCTCGACTGGCAGTTCCTCTACGAGATCGCTCCCGTGTTCGGTCTCGTCCGGTGGCACGAGATCGACGACGACCAGGCCCACGGCGACAACGAGCACGGCGGCGAGTACCGGCGGATCATCCGGACCGCGTGGCTCGAGAAGTGCAGGAAGAACGGGAAGAGCACCGAGTGTTCCGGTCTCGGACTGGTCCTCGCGTTCGCCGATGACGAGCCGGGCGCGGAGGTGTACGCCGCGGCCCGGAACAAGGACCAAGCCCGGATCGTGTTCACGCCGGCTAAGACGATGGCCGAGCGATGCGGACCGCTCCGCCGCAAGCTCGGACCGCGCGGGATCCAGCGGAACCTCCTCGAGAACCCGTCGACGTCGTCGATCTTCCGGCCCCTGGCGTCCGACCTCGGCGGCTCCCTCCACGGACTCAACGTCCACGGCGGCATCATCGACGAGGTTCACGTCCACAAGAGCCCGGACACGATCGACGCGATCGAGACTGGCACCGGCTCGAGGACCCAGCCCCTCGTCGTGTTCATCACGACCGCCGACGAGGGAGTGACCGGCTCGATCTACGACACGAAACGGAGCTACGTCGAGAACCTCGAGAGCGGGCACACCGTCGACGAGACGTTCTACGGGGTCGTGTTCGCGGCGAGTCCGGAGGCGATCGAGCTCCGCCCGTTCGAGACGTCGACCCTGATCGCGGCGAACCCCGGGGTCGGGTACACGGTCGAGCTCGACTACCTCCGCTCGAAGGCCCGCGAGGCGAAGAGCTCGCCGGCGCAGCTAAACCGGTACCTCCGGCTGCACCTCGGCAAGCGGACGAAGCAGTCGGTCGCGTGGTTCACGATGGCCCAGTGGGACGCGGCGCAGGGGATCACGCCCGAGCTCGACGAGTGGAAGAAGGCGATCGCCTACGTCGGCATCGACCTCTCGGCGACGACCGACTTCACGGCCGCCGTGATCGTCGCGCCAGACCCGAAGATCGACGGCGGCTACATCGGGCGCGCCCTGTTCTGGCTCCCGGAGGCCCGGCTCGAGGAGCTCGAGAAGTTGACCGGAGTCCCGCTCCGACAATGGGCCGACGACGGATGGATCCTCCTCACCGAGGGGAACGTCGTCGACTACGCGAAGTTCCGAGCGGACCTATCCGCCGAGGTCGCACGTCTCGGTTGTACCGTCTCCGAGGTCGGCTACGACCCGTGGAACGCCGCGGAGACTGTGCAGGAGATGCAAACCCAGCGACGCAACCCGTACACGATGGTCCCGATCCGGCAGGGGTACGCGTCGCTGTCGGGCCCGTCGAAGGAGCTCGAGCGGCTCGTCATGGGGTCGACGCCGGAGGCCCCGCTGCTCCGGTTCGGCTGGAACCCGGTCCTCCGGTGGATGGCCGATTGCGTCGAGGTCATGCAGGACCCGAGCGGCAACATCAAGCCGACGAAGCCGGACCGGCGGAAGAGCGCGAAACGGATCGACGGGATCGCCGCCCTCGTGAACGCGATCGCCCGCGCCATGCTCCGCGCACCCAAGAAGCGACGCCGCGCCGGCGGGGTCGCGTGAGGAGGAACCCGTGAACCTCGACGATCCGACCGACGTCCTCCGAGTCCTCTACGGCGAGATGGTGCGCCGGCGGCCGGTGATCGACCACGCGTCCCGCTACTACGACGGCGACCATCGGCTCGCGTTCGCGTCCGAGAAGTTCCTCGACGCGTTCGGAGGTCTGTTCGGCGCGTTCGCGGATAACTGGTGCGCCCTCGTGGTCGACGCCGTCGAGGAGCGGCTGCAGGTCCAGGGGTTCCGAGTCGGGAAGGAGGTCGAGGCCGACTCCGCCGCCAAGAAGATTTGGGAGGAGAACGAGCTCGACCTCCAATCGGCGATGGGTCACACGGACGGCCTCGTCGCCGGCGCGTTCTACGTGACCGCGTGGCAGCGCGGCGACGCCGGGAGCCCCGACGAGAAGGTCCCCGAGATCACGGTCGAGAGCGCGGCGACGGCGATCGTCCTCGCCCACCCGAAGATGCGCCGCCGCCGGACCGCCGGCCTCCGAGTCTGGACCGACGAGGAGGGGTACGAGCACGCCGAGCTCTTCCGCCCGGACCGCGTGTACCTCTTCCGGTCCCGGGCGAAGAGGACCGGAGCGATCGTCGACCCGTTCCGCGTGCAGTGGATCGCCGAGACCCACGCCGACCTCGCGCCGAAGCTCGACGAGTCCTCGTCGATGGTGAACCCGCTCGGCAAGATCCCGATGGTCGAGTTCCTCAACCGGCCCCGGCTCACCCTCTCGCGTCGCGTCGGATGGGCCGCGCACTCCGAGCTCTCGGCGGTAATCCCGATCAACGATGCAGCGAACAAACTCCTCGCCGACATGATCGTCGCGAGCGAGTTCGCCGCGTTCCCGCAGCGGCACGTCACCGGATGGGAGCCCGACACCGACGAAGAGACCGACGAGATCATCGAGCCCAACTTCCGGAGCGGACCCGGCAAGACGTGGTGGACCGAGAACCACGAGGCCAAGTTCGGAGCGTTCCCGGCCGTCTCCGTCGACCAGTACGTGAAGGCGATCGAGCTCCTCGTCCAGCACATCGCGAGCGTGTCGAGCACCCCGCCGCACTACCTCCGCGCGTCGGCCGACCGGCTCTCCGGCGAATCCTTGAAGTCGGCCGAGACCGGCCTCGTCGCGAAGGTTCGCCGCAAGCAACGGCACTTCGGCGCAGGATGGGAAGAGGTGATCCGGATCGCCGGCGAGATCGCCGGGAACAACGAGCTCGCCAACGCCCTACAGATGGAGACGATCTGGCGCGACCCGGAGACCCGCACCGAGTCCGAGCACGTCGACGCCGTCGCCAAGAAGAAGGACCTCGACGTCCCGGCCGAGCAGCTATGGGAGGAGCTCGGCTACAGCCCCGAGCAGATCGCCCGGTTCCCGGCGATGCGCGCCCGGAACACCCTCGCCGGCTCCGCCGCCCTGGCCGAGATCCGCAACCCGCAGACCCCGCGCCCGCCCGCGCCCGGACCGCGCCCGCCGACCGCGCCCGTCCCGGCCCCCGTCCCCGCCGCGCCGGCTCCGCCGAACCCGGCCGAGGTGTAGCCCGTGGCCGAGGTCGACGACCTCGCACGGATTCAGCAGGCCCACCACGCGAGCCTCCTCGCCCTCCGCGAGACCTCCGCCGGCTACGTCGAGGACGCGTGGGACGCCTACGCCGACCTCGACAACCGCTCCGCCCGCCGGTTCGCCGAGGCCGCCGCCCAGGTCACGATCGCCGCCCAAGAGCAGACCGCCGCGCTCGCCGCCGGCTACCTCGAGGCGAACGACGCCATCCTCGGACGGAGCTCGCAGATCGTCCCGACCCTCCCGCCGATCCGGAACGGGATCGCCCCGCAGGACGTCTACCACCGCTCAATCGTCGAGGCCCGCACCCTGACCGCTCGAGGAGTCCCCGTCGATCGAGCCCTCGACGCCGGCCGAGCTCGAGCAATGTCGACCGCCCGGACCGACGTCATCCTGGCCAACCGCGGCGCGGTCGCCGAGGCCGCCGCCGGCCGCCCGTGGGTCGTCGGCTACCGGCGGGTCCTCACCGGGAAGAGTTGCGCGCTCTGCGCGACCGCATCCACCCAGCGGTACAAGATCGCCGACCTACAGCCGATCCACCCGAATTGCGATTGCGACGTCGCCGAGATCTACGGCACCGCCGACCCCGGCCGCGTCATCAATCAGGGACTCCTCGACGATCTCCAATCGGCAACCGCCGAGGGGGACTACTGGCGCGGCCCCTACCTCGTCGACGAGTCCGGGACGATCTCCGTCGCCCGGACCGAGTTCGTCCGCGGGCCCGACGGGAAGAGGCTCCTCACCGACGCCGGGAACCCGGTCCGGATCCGCGTCCCGGGGGATCCCGTGCGCGCCCTCACGCGCCAGCACGGCGAGCTCGGCGAGGTCCTCACCGACTCCCGGCACGCGTTCAGCGTGGCCGACGAGATCGCCGACGTCGAGCTCCCGCCGGCGAGGACCGTCCCGGCCTCGAGCGCGGACGACGTCGTCGAGGCCGTGGCGCGCACGAGCTCGGACGTCGACGACCTCGCCCGCACGCCGGCGAACATCGCGCAGGAGGCCGCGGACACCGCGCCGAAGAGCCGAGCCCGACCGACGGACCCGACGTCGCCGAGTGTGCAGCGCGAGGCGATCCGCCGGAACGTCTCGCCGCAGCAGGTCGCCGACGAGCGCGACGCCGAGAAACTCCGGAAGGCCCTCGAGCAGCGCGCCGCCCGGGAGGCCCGGAAGTCCCTCACCGTCGACAGCCCCGACGTGATCCGCGTCGCCGAGCGGAACGGGGTCGCCCCGGACGACGTGATCGCCGCGCTCGAGCGGCTCCCGGTGGTCCGGCGCGAGATCGCCGAGGCCGCGACCCGCGCCCAGGCCGACGTGTTCGACGAGCTCTACAGCTACAACAACGCGTGGAAGATTCAGCGGCCGCCGAAGGCCGGAGCCCGCAACGCCGACGGATCCCCGGTAGGGCGCGCCGGATGGGATTTCCTCGAGCGGCTCGACGAGCGGGAACGGGCCCGGCTCTCGCGCCAGTGGTACGACGACTCCGACGTGTACGCGCCCGACGTCCTGGCGCAGACGATCGGCAACGTCAACCCCCGGTACGCCGACTCCGTCGACGCCGCGATCGAGCACTGGCTCGACCTCACCCGCAGGTACGAGGCGACCGGCGCTCTCCGCCGAGGCAAGCTCCCGAGCTCGCGCGCCTACTCCGGGACGATCGACGTCGACGACCTCATCGAGTCGAGGTACAACGTCCAGCGAGTCCTCGGCTCCGACGACCTCGACGCCGCCGGCCACCTCGCGCAGATCGACGTCGACGACCTCGCCGAGGACGCCCTGCAGTACCTCGGCGAGGCAGCGAACCCGCAGCACGGCTCGAGCCCGTATCGAATGTCGTTCCAGCGATGGGAGGAGGAGGTCCGCGAGCTCGAGTACGGCCTCGACAACTACCCCGACGAGATGCCGGCCAACGCGAGGGACCGGCTCGCCGAGCTCGTGCCCCGATTCATCGACGAGCCCGGTCTCGACTACGAGGACCTCTACACTCGGATCGTGGCGACCGCACGACAGGCAGGCGAGGAGGTCCCGGACTATGCCCGGATCCCGTGGGAATGACCCGAGAGGAGCCCGGCCGGCGCGCCTAGCGGAGTGGGAGACCCGCCGGCTCGAGGCCCTCCGAGGCGCGCCGCCGAGCTCCGTCAGCTTCGACGACGAGCTCCCCGCCGACCTCCTC